GTCAGGTACGAGGAGCGGCACGCCAGGATGCTCGAGAAGTTCTTCTCGCGCCAGCGCAACGCCGTCGTCGGCGGCAAGGCCGCGGACTCCGAGCGCTGGGACCGCGAGCTGGCCGACGACATGTTCGGCGTGCAGTACCAGACCGTCGAGGCGTTCGGCAAGGATGCCGCGGACAGGATCGGCGGAAGGTGGGATCAGGAGCGCACTGCGGCGTACGTCAGGAAGCGGTCCGACGCGGTGGCGCAGTCCCTGAACGCGGAGACCGCGCAGCGCCTGGCCGCGGACGGCGCGGTGCCGGACGAGGTGTTCGGCGAGCCGCGCGTCCAGGAGTTCTCGAGGACGCACACGACCTTCGCCGTGAACTGGGCCATACAAGAGGCAGCGCACCAGAACGGGGCGTGACCCCGTGGCCGTCACCAAGACCTGGATCGTGACCTCGGACAACCCGCGCCCGACCCACGCCGAGATCGACGGCGAGACCGTCGGCATGGACGAGACCTTCAGCAACGGACTCGCGTTCCCGGGCGACGGCAACACGGGCGACGCGGCCGAGACCGCGAACTGTACTTGCGTCATGGCGGTCGAGGGGTCTGCGGCCGCGGACTGGGCGAGCCCGGGACTGGACCAGCTGCTTGAGAGCGGCAAGCTCGACGTCGACGGCGAGATAGGCCGCGGCGCGTCGGTCCCGCACTGGGGCACGGTCGAGGGCGACGGGCGCCTCGTGGACGTCGTGGTCAAGGACGGCGTGTCGGCGGGCTCAGACGCGTCGGCGGAGCTGGCCGCGCAGGCCCTCAACGACGAGTACGGGTTCGGCCTGAACATGCCGAGGTTGGTGCTGCGCGGGGAGGGCGCCGACGAGGAGCTCGTGGTGGCGCTCGTGCCGGACGCGAAGACCGGGACCGAGCTGTACAGGGAGGCCGGGCCCGACGCGGGCGACCTTCTCTGGGACTCGGCGGTGCCGGGGGACGAGGCCAGAGCACTCGCGACCGAGACCTCGCGCAACTTCAGCGAGCTGCTCAAGGAGCTGCCGCTCGAGGACAGGCAGCGAATGGCCTTCTTCGACGCCGTGATCGGGAACGAGGACAGGAACCTGGGCAACTGGCTCATCGACGCGCGCGGCAGGCTCGTCGCCATCGACCACGGGCTCGCGTTCTCCGACTCGGCCAGGCTGGCGCAGGGACTGGAGTTCAACAGCAGGATCACCGAGACCCTGACGAGCGTGGAGAGGGAGATGACCCAGTGGCAGCACGACATCCTGGAGAACCTGCTCGCCGACGAGGAGAGCTTCAGGGAGCTCTGGGACGGGTTCGTCGACTGCGACGCGCTGTTCGAGCGCGTTCGCAAGATGCTAGAAGAGGAGAGGTGGTGGCAGGGTGCGTTCGGCTAACGTGTACACGCAGCGCGGCAGGTCGTCGGAGCCGGTGAGGCTCGGCTCGGTCCGCGTCGCGGCGGACGGGTCTGCAGAGTGGTCCAGCTCCCTCCACGGGATCATGGTGGAGCTGACCACCGGCCCGAGCGCGATGGACCCCATGCTGGGCGAGAAGCTCGTTCGAGACCTGCCGACGAGGCTGAAGAACCCGCCCTATCTATGGGCGGAGCCTGCGTAGGCCATGGTAAGATCGTCTTTGTACCGTCCCACTTCGGCGACGGCTGAGTCCTGCAACATCGGCACGGTGAGGACCGCGAGAGCGGCAAGCCTAGGACCGGCAGGAGGCAGTGGTGCTGCCGCGGTGGCCGAGCACAACTAGGAGACGTAGATGAGCAAGTCAGCTCAGCAGTGGCTCGAGGCCGAGGTGAACCGGCACGTGAACGAGGCGCGCGAGATAACTCGCAAGGCCGAGGACACGAACCGCGAGCTCTCGGACGACGAGCGCGCGACCATCGAGGAGAAGATTTCGAAGGTCACGGACCTGAAGGCCCAGATCAAGCAGATCGAGGACAACGACAACCTGATGGGTGCGCTGTCCGGGCTGAAGGGAGGCGAGGGTACGCCGACGGTGGTGGACCCCGTGGCCCGCACCGTGGGCGAGGGCTTCGTGAACTCCGAGGGGTTCAAGGGCTGGAAGTCCCGCGGCTTCAAGGGGTCGACCGGTGAGGTGGACTTCGGCGACCGGTTCGGCATGAAGCTGACCGACGCCGGTCTGTCCGTCGAGTCCGTCACGGCCGCGGGCGGCGCGCTGCCGCTTCAGCCGCAGGTCCTGCCCACGCTCGGGCCGGTGGAGGACGCCATCACGATCGCCGACCTCCTGGGTCAGGGCGTCGCGACGCAGAACTCCATCGTGTACCTCGAGGAGACGACCACGCAGACGGTCCTCGGACAGAACCCGTACTCGGGCCAGTCGTCCGCCGACCAGCACGTCGTTGAGGGCGCGGCGAAGCCGCCGGTGTTCCTCGACTTCACGAAGCGCACGGTGGCCGTCGAGAAGGTCGCGGCGTTCCTGCCGATCGCGGACGAGATGCTGGAGGACGAGCCGCAGATCAGCTCGTACATCAACAGCCGCCTGAACCTGTTCGTGGCGGAGGCCGTCGAGGCCTACATCCTCGGCAAGATCTACAACGGCAACATGTCGGTGTCCGGCGGTGCCGCGGACATCGGCGGCAACAACATGTTCGACCAGATCGCGGCCGGGATCTTGAAGTGCGACGTCGTCGGCGGGCTCAACGCCGACACCGTGCTCATCCACCCGACCGACTACTGGAAGATGGTCACGGCCAAGGCGTCCACCTCGGGCGTCTACTTCGGCAGCGGCCCGTTCTCGGACCCCCAGAACAACCCGTGGGGGATCAGGGCGATCATCTCCAGGGTCGCTCCGCAGGGCTCGCCGATCGTCGGCGCGTTCCGCGAGGGCGCGACGCTGTTCCGCAAGGGCGGACTGCGGGTCGACGCCAGCAACTCGCACTCGGACTACTTCCGTAAGGACCTCACGGCGCTGAGGGCCGAGTACCGCATCGCAGTCGCGGTCCTCCGTCCCAAGGCCTTCGTGAAGTGCGGGGCGTAACGCGGTAGTCTGAACCACGTGGTCCCCGCCCGGGTCCAGGCTCGGGCGGGGACTCACGACCTGGAGCGTGAGGAGGAGACGTGGTAAGAAGCAGATCGGCGCGGCAGTACACTCCCGGCGAGTTGCGCGAGCTCTACGACAGGGACTGGGGTCCGTTCGCCCAGCCCGAGCGCAACGACAAGACCCTCGAGCTGGGCATGACGCTCGAGGGCGTCACCTCCATCGCGGACATGTCCTGCGGAGGGGCAGACATAACCTCCAGGCTCGGAGCACACTTCGGCGTGGCTCCGCTGCTCGGCGACTTCGGCAACGTCTACGGCTACCAGTACACCGGCACGATCCAGGAGACGGTGCCGCAGCTCGGCGACGTCGATCTGTTCGTGTGCTCGGAGACCCTCGAGCACCTCGAGGACCCCGACGCAGACCTCCTGCTCATCCGCGCGCACTGCAAGCGCCTGCTGCTGACGACGCCCATCTGGGAGGAGCCGGAGGAGCCGTCGCACGGGCACCTGTGGACGTGGCGGCAGGCCGACGTCGAGGAGATGCTCGAGGCGGCCGGGTTCACCGTCGATCGGTTCGTGGCGTACTCGCTCTGGGGGATGTGGACCTGCCGATGACCGACCCCGACTGGGACCCGTCGCGCCGGCGCCGCACCGGCCGGTACTCGCAGGCCGAGCTCGACGCGGACTACTCCAGGCCGTGGGAGCACGCAGGATACGACCACGGCAACCTCGCCAACTGTCCCAACCGCTGGACCTTCTGGAACGTGTGCGTGGCCTTCGGCGAGGGCTTCGGCCGCGTCGGGTCCATCGCCGACATGTCCTGCGGCGACGCCAAGATCCCGCGCGCGCTGGCAGAGTTCAGCGAGGTCGAGCCGCTGCTGGGCGACTACGCGGAGGGCTACCCGTACAGGGGGACGCTGCAGGAGACGCTGCCGCAGATACCTGTCGTCGACCTGTACGTCTGCACCAACACCCTCGAGCACCTGAACGAGCCGGACGAGGACCTGCGCCTGATACGCGAGCACTGCGCGAACCTGCTCCTGGCCGTGCCCATCGACGAGTGGGACGCGGCCGGGCAGCACCTGTGGGCGTGGTCGAAGGAGGGGGTCGAGGACATGATCGCCGCCGCTGGCTTCGCGCGCTCGGCATACTGCGAGGTCGACATGACCCCGCTGTGGGAGCACCTCAAGTTCGGGATCTGGGCGTGCCGATGAACGAGGACACGCTCGTCGTCGTCCATGCCTACGCGGGAGACAGGGACCGCGTCGCGCAGTTCCTGCCGCGCTGGCTCCACCACGACGCGCAGGTCCTGCTCCTGACGCCGGAGGACGCGCCCATCGACGACATCCACCACCCCCGCGTCGTGTGCAGGTCCGCCGGTCTCGCCGGTTGGAAGGGCGCGCACACGATCCACAGGCAGATCGCGCATTGGCAGATCATCCAGGAGTTCCCGCAGCGCTGGCTGCTGCTGAACGACTCGGACTCTATGTGTCTGTCGCCGCGGATTCCGCGCTACCTCTACGCGGACCCCGCCAAGTTCTGGTGCAACGAGCTTGGCACCTACTACCTGAACTACGAGCCGCCGTACTTCTTCTCGCGCCAGACGCTGGACAGGCTCGTCGGCATCGCGCTCGGGGGGCCGCAGCTGGACGCGGCCATCGGGACGACGCTGCGCGGCCGCGACAGGGCCACGCTCGAGAGGCTGGTGGTCGAGGTCGAGCGCTTCGCCGAGGATCGGTGGGACATGCCGAAGGGCGAGTTCCCGCTCTCGGACCTGGCCGCCATCGTCGACAACCCGCAGACGCTTCGCGCCGAGCTCGACGAGTCCGTCGTGGGGCAGACCAGGGCCATGCCGGACTGGGGAGACTGCCAGGCCATCGACGGGTTCTACGTCGCCATCACGACCTACGCGGGCATGGACCACAGGTCGTACCCGAACGGGATGCACGGCGCGAGCCCGGCGGCCGTGCGCGACGCCGGGGTGTCCCTGGTTCACGGGCCCAAGACGCTCGAGGCGCTGAACATCCTCTGCAACGGCTACGCGGAGTGGGCGCTCGAGACCAACGTCCGCGCAGAGCAGGACGCGCTGGCCGAGATAGAGCGCCTACGGGGGCAGGAGGCCGCGCAGCGGTCGGTCCGGGAGCACGACTCCGGGCCGATGCGCGAGGGCGACACCGTGACCGAGGCGCTGTGATTTCGCTGCTCGTCCCGCTGCGGCTGGACGGCAAGCGCGACGTGAGGGCCAAGGCGTGGGACTGGGTGCGCCGGCGCTGGGCCGCGGTGCTGCCGGAGGCGGAGCTCGTGATGGGCACCGACGACGGCGGCGAGCCGTTCTCGAAGACCGTCGCCGTGAACGACGCGTACAGGAAGTCCAGCGGGAACATGCTCGTGATCGCGGACGCGGACTCGTGGGTCGAGCGCGACCAGCTGGGGCAGGCCATCGAGATGGCGTGGCGCAGGGAGCGGCTCGTCGTCCCGTGGATGAAGGCGTACAGGTTCCCCAAGGAGTCGTCGGACCAGGTCATGGCCGCAGACCCTGCGGGGCCGCTGCCGGTGACCGCGGAGCACCGCAGGCTGGGGAAGGACGACGCGCCGTCGCCCGCGAGCGCCGCCATGGTGCTCTGCATCCAGCGCAGGGCCTTCGAGCGCGTCGGCGGCATGGACCCGCGGTTCCGCGGCTGGGGGTCGGAGGACGTGTCCTTCGGGCTCAGCTGCTGGACGATGCTGGGCAGGAACGCGTACATCCTGGGCGAGGCCTACGCGCTCTACCATCCGAGGCCGCTGAACGACGGGCGCATGCGGGTGTGGCGCAACGACCCGGGCAGCCTGAACTTCGAGCTGTGGCACCGCTACCAGCGCGCGCAGGGTAGGCCGGAGCTCATGACCGCGCTCTGCCGCGAGCACTCGCTGGGCTTCGACGTCGTGCCGAGTCCCGAGCTCACGCCCGACGACATAATGTTCCTGCCGGACGACGACAACTTCGAGCCGGACATGACCCAGGCACCGGTCGCGCGCGAGCGGCAGGGCGGCGGACTCAGAGAGGGAGAGCGGATATGAGGGCGCTCATCACGGGGATCAACGGGCAGGACGGGTCGTACCTCGCGGAGCTGCTGCTGGGCAAGGGGTACGAGGTACACGGCACGGTCAGGCGCGCGAGCCACCCGAACATGGCGCGGCTCGAGGGGTTCAGGGACAGGGTCTCGCTCCACTGGGCCGACCTGTCGGATGCCTCCGCGCTCTGCCGCGTCGTCCTCGAGTCCCAGCCCGACGAGGTCTACAACCTCGGCGCGATGTCCGACGTGCGCGTGTCCTTCGACACGCCCGAGTACGCTGGCGACGTCACCGGACTCGGCTGCACGAGGATCCTGGAGCTCGTGCGCCAGCTCAGGCCGCAGGCCAGGTTCTACCAGGCCGGGTCGTCGGAGATGTTCGGCATGAACCCCGACGTCCCGACGGACGAGAGCAGCGAGTTCAGGCCCGCGTCCCCGTACGCCGCGGCCAAGGTCTACGCACACCACGTCGCCACGAACTACCGAGACGCGTACGGGATGTTCGTCGCCACCGGCATCCTGTTCAACCACGAGTCGCCGCGCAGGGGCGTCGAGTTCGTGACGCGCAAGATCACCAGAGCCGTGGCCGACATCGCGGCCGGTCGCGCCGAGACGATCCAGCTGGGTTCGATGAGCTCGCGCAGGGACTGGGGCCACGCCAAGGACTACGTCCGGGCGATGTGGCTCATGCTGCAGGCCGACCGGCCGGGCGACTTCGTCGTCGCGACGGGCGAGTCCTACTCCGTCCTCCAGTTCCTCCAGGAGGCGTGCGACGTCGCCGGGGTCGACTGGCGCGGCAGGGTCGACACGGACCCGGGGATGATGCGGCCCACGGACCCGCCGGTGCTGCTCGGCGACGCGTCGAAGGCGCGCCTCGAGCTGGGCTGGGAACCGACCTACGACTTCCGCGCGCTGGTGCGGGAGATGGTGGAGCACGACATGGAGGAGGCATCATGAGGGTGCTGGTGACGGGCGGGCACGGGTTCCTCGGCGGGCACGTCTGCGACGAGCTGAGGCGGCGCGGGCACCACGTGTTCGCGCCGAGGAGCCACGAGTTCGATCTGCGCGAGCCGAGCCAGGCGCGCGGCGCGGTGTACGAGAGCCATGCCGAGGCGGTGGTTCACCTGGCCGCCCGGGTCGGCGGCATCGGCGCGAACGTCGAGCACCCGGGCAGCTTCTTCTACGACAACGCGGTCATGGGCATCCACCTCATGGAGGAGGCGCGGCTCGCGGGCGTGGCGAAGTTCCTGACCGTCGGCACGGGCTGCGCGTACCCGGAGCGGGGGCCGATGCCGCAGAGCGAGGACGCGCTCTGGGACGGCTACCCCGCGCAGGAGACTGCCCCGTACGCGATGGCCAAGAAGATGCTCCTGGTCCAGTCGCAGGCGTACCGCAGCGAGTACGGGTTCAACGCGGTGTACCTCATCCCCACGAACCTCTACGGGCCGCGCGACAGCTTCGACCCGGAGCACGGCCATGCCGTGCCGTCGATCATCAGGAAGGTTGTCGAGGCCGTCCAGCAGCGAAGCTCGACGGTCGAGCTGTGGGGCACGGGCTTGGCGACGCGCGACTTCTTGTACGTCGAGGACGCGGCGCGCGGCATCGTCAAGGCGCTGGATCGGTACGACGGGCGGCAACCCATGAACCTCGGCAGCGGGGTCGAGACGCCGATCGTCGAGCTTGCCGGCGCGATCGCCGGGGTGTGCGGGTACGGCGGCGCGTTCGAGTGGAGCACGGATAGGCCCGACGGCCAGCCGCGCAGGTGGCTGGACACCAGGTACGCCGAGTCTCAGATCGGGTTCAAGCCGAAGGTCGCGCTCGAGGACGGGCTACGCAGGACCGTGGAGTGGTGGGCAGAGTCGTGATTTCCCTGTGTGTCCCGACGCGCGGCAGGCCTGCCAGGTTCAAGCAGATGCTGGACTCGGCGCGGGCCACGGCCGCGGGCAAGTTCGAGGTCGTGGCGTACCTCGACCACGACGACGAAGCAGAGTACGAGGCCGAGACGGGCGTGGTCTACGCGCGCGGCAGGCGGCCGCTGACGGATCACAACCTGGTCCAGATGTCCGGGCTCTGGACGAGGGCGTGGGAGCGGGCGAGCGGGGACATCGCGATGCTCGCAGCCGACGACATCGTCTTCGAGACCGGCGGCTGGGACGAGGCCGTGGAGGCAGAGTTCGCGCGGGTCCCGGACCGCATCCTCATGGTCTCGACCAGGAACGGGCAGGACGACCGGCCGCTGCTCCCCTTCGTGTCGCGCGAGTGGATCGACGCCGTGGGCTTCACGCCGGACGACCTGCAGGGCTGGTTCGCCGACGAGTGGATCTGGTCCATGGCAGCCGAGGTCGGTCGCGCCGCCTTCCTGCCGGGCGTCACGATCCGCCACAACCAGTACGGCTCGGACTCGACCTACGAGGACGCGCAGGAGGCTCGCATGTTCGCTGGCGGCCTGCCCGGGATGCGGAACACGTTCTACAGCATCCCGCAGGTGGAGCGTCGCGACGCGCTGGTCGGGAAGCTGCGGGCGGCGATGGACCCGTCCGTCAGGACGGTGCCCGACCCTGCACCGAGGTGGCTCGAGGACGCGCTTGGCTGGGCCGCGCAGGCCAGGGAGCACGCCCGGCTGATCCGCGAGGAGACGCTCGTGGTCGTCCACTGCTACGCGGGCGACCGGGACGTGGTCAAGAACGCCATGCCGCTCTTCCTGCACCACGGCACGCCAGTGCTCGTGCTGTCGCCGGAGGACGCGCCGGTGAAGCTCAGGGGCAGGGGCGTGACGTGCGCGCAGGCGGGCAGGGCCGGGTACTTCGGGCAGGTGTCGCTCGACCGGCAGCGCGCGCATCTCGAGCTCCTGCTGGAGCACCCGCAGCGGTTCTTCCTGCTGAACGACTCGGACTCGGCGTGTCTCGACCCGGTCATCCCGCGCTACCTCTACGAGCAGGCCGCTGCCGGGACCGTGTTCTCGAACGAGGTCTCGGAGTGGCGGCCGCACCCCAGCCCGTACCCGAAGATCGCGATGCAGCCACCGTACTTCCTGTCGCGCGAGTCCGTGGAGAGGATGCTCGCGGTGCCACGCATCGAGGCCCACCCGATCACGCCGTACATCGACTGGTACATGGTCGCGCTGACCTGCGAGGCCGGGCTCGCGCACAGGACGTTCCCGGACGGCGCGAGCTTCCCGGCATGGCGGCGCAGCGCGATCCCGGAGACGCAGCAGCTCGGGCACGACTTCGTCCACAGGAACGACCCCGACGGCACGATGCGGGGCGATCTGGCGATGGCCAGGCGCGTCCAGCAGGGCGTGGTGTTCGTGCACTCCGTCAAGCACCCCGAGGTCCTGTCGGCGCTTGTCCAGGCGCACGCCGGCTACGTTGGCCGCGGATCGCCGCCGGTCGTGCCCGCGCCCGAGGTCGGGGGCGTCGTCACGGTGGAGGAGCTCGCGTTCAGCATGGAGCACACCTTAGAGAGCACCCGCGGAGGAATGGCTGACGGGGACAGCATCCGCGTGTAAGGTCGGGGTATGATAGATGAGTCCCTCCCTTCGATCGAACCAGGAGACGACATGAGGTTGCACAAGAGCTACGACATCGCATCGTTCAAGGCCCTCCCAGACGAGGGCGGCCAGACGGGAAGGTTCGAGGCGATAGTCTCGGTGTTCGGCAACGTGGACTTCCAGGGCGACCGGGTCATGCCCGGCGCGTTCCAGAAGTCGATCCAGAAGTGGCGCGACGCGGGCGATCCCATCCCGATCATCTGGTCTCACGAGTGGGGCAACCCCGACGCCATCATCGGCTCGGCCGACCCCAACGACGTCGAGGAGGTCGCTGCCGGGACGAAGGCGGCTGGCGTCGGCGGGTTGCTGGTTCGCGGCCAGATCGACACGCACAAGCCGTTCGCGGCGCAGGTCTACGACCTGATGAAGCGCAGGATCGTGAAGGAGTTCTCCTTCGCCTACGACGTGGTGAAGGAGCGGCAGGGCGAGGACAAGGCCAACGAGCTCCACGTCCTGGACCTCATCGAGGCAGGGCCCACGCTCAAGGGCGCGAACCCCCAGACCGAGCTCCTGAACGTGAAGTCCGGGCTGGAGCGCGCTGCGCGCAGGGAGACCGACGCAGAGCTGCTCGAGGTCGCCATGCAGGTCGATCCCGAGCTCGCCAAGGCGCTCATGCCGCGGGCTGAGGTCAAGGAGGCGCAGACCGAGATGAAGATGATCTACGCAGCGCTCGAGGGATCGTGGGAGTACACCGAGGCCGCGCTCGCGAAGCTCGTCCAGGCGTGGGCCGACGGGGCGTTCCCGCCCGATGCCGAGGGCGACGCCCCGTACGTACGACTCGCGGGAACGTTCAACGATCGCGTGGACGTCGAGGTCTGCTTCCCTGACCAGGAGGCGCAGTACTTCGAGTTCGCCTACGCCCCGGACGACACCGGCACGCTGTCTCTGGGTGCGCCCGCGAGCATCGGCATCGACCTGGTCGTGACGGCCAAGTCCGACCCCGTCGGTGACGCGCCGCAGAAGACGCTCGAGGCCGCGGTCGAGGGTATGATTGAGGCCGGCGCGAAGGCAGGCCGGGTGATCGGCGCGAAGGCGCTGTCGGACCTGAAGTCCAGGATCGACGAGTGGGCCTCCGAGGTCAACGGCCAGCTCGCGGACGAGGGCAAGAGCGAGGGACACGAAGAGCCCGCCGTCGACGACGGCGTGGTCCAGATGAAGGCGCGGCTCGACGCGCTTGCGATGCTATGATGGATGAGGTGAAGGCATGAGCACGCTCCA